CTACGTTGTAAGTGATTTTATCTGTTGGAAACTGTTTAATGAATTTGTATTTAGCTTCTACTTTTTTTGTCTCTTTTGGCTTTTCGCCACTTTCTAATTCTGCCATAATTTTTTATGAATTTAATTACATCCGCAATTGCAAACTTCTAACGGGTCGTATACAATACTTAAGTCAAATCTAAATACGTGATATGGTTGTTTGTCGTCGTCTTGTATGTATTTTATTTGTCGTAATGCGCTTTCATATCCTGTAGGGTCTAAATTTGTTATATTAAATCTCCCATATAGATTGATTATTTTTTCTGCTTCTGCTTGCGCTTCTGCTTTAGATTGGTTTCTATGCGCTACATTTGGTTTTATCTTTGATAAATCAACAATAAAAACTAACTCAATTGTGGTTTGATAATCAACATTGTTAATCTTTTTAGCTTGCTCTCTTTGAATAAAAAAGAATTTAGTTTTTTCGGCAACTGATACTTGAATACTGTCATTCTTTGACAAAAACCACATAACGTCTTTTTTGTTGTTTTCGTCATTTATCAACTCGCACAATCCATACCCATCAATAGTTTGATTGTTCCACAACGCTGGCAACTTATCAAAAAGCTTGTTTTGCAATTGTTGAATAGGAACTAATAAACCAATAGGAGCGTCAATAGTATAATTCATAACCTAAAAAGCTGATGTTTCAACCTCAAATCCGTTGTCCGCACCTTTTGTTAGTTGCGTGTCAAACGTTTGAGAAAGTTGCGTTTTAGCGTGTTTTAAAGCGTCTTGGTATCGTTTTGCAACCGTATTAGCTTCTAAATTAATCACATTCAACATTAACAACTCGTTATTCATTTGGATTTTTTGCTCTCGATTGCTACGATTGTTTGAGTTGTGCAAGTACATTTCAAAACACATCATTTCAAACGTAGCGCAAACAAATTCGCCAAACTCATTGATATTGTTGTTAACGTATGTTTCAGCATCTAAAAAAGCTGTTACGTTAAAACCTAATCCATTTGCCACTGAACCTCTGTAGTATTTCGCTGTTTCGGGTTCGTCTCCAATACCCGTAACGGTGTAGCAAACAAAACCATCATAGCGCAATGGGTCAACAACAAAACCGTTGGTAAATACCTCTGTGCTATCAATCGCAAACACCCAATCGCCCTCGCCTTTAAAAGTATAGTTCAAATCTTTAAACTCAACCTTTCCGTTACTTGGTGTAATTTGCAAAGTGTCGATTAAAACACCTTGATTAATTACATACAAGTTTATAGGTGTAGTTCCTGACTTTTGCAAACTAACTTGATTGATTCTTATACTAACATAGTCGCTACCTTTTGCATCAAATCCCCAACCACAATAGTTGTTAGGTAATAATGTTTGCTGTGTTGTTAAAGTATCGGTTACGGAGTAAATTTTTTGACTGTTGATTAAATTTTTATTCAATCGTAGCGAATTAATTACTCTCGCCTTTACCTTTTCAATGAACGATTTTAAACGTAGGCTTTCTAAATTAGTTTCTAACCAATAAGCTGCAGCTGATGTTGGATTTTGATTTACATTTGAACCTTGCAACGATTGGTAAATTTTACCATTGTGCGTAACCAAGTCTTTTTGGTTTTTAGTGGTGGTATATTTTCCGTAGGTTGTTGCACTGCTCCAAGTTGTAGGCACTAAATCAAAGTTTGGTAAGAAAGCTAACAGATTTGACAAAGTTATACTCGAATGAGTACCCTCGTTCAAATAAATTCCGTTGCTTGGGATTGCTGTTAATTCAGCATCCAATACCACGTCCGTTGTCAAATCTGTTGCTATTCCTAAAATCATTGTTTAAGTAGATTTAAAATTTACGCCCAAATACCCGTTGAACTTACAATATTGTATGCTCCAGTTCCAGCTACACCCGTTCCAATAATTCGAACTGAATTACCTTTAGTTGATGTTGCCTTTGTGTTTACTAAATCAGTATCAACTGTTCCAACTCTTGTTACAACACTTGAAGCCAATGTAATAGTTCCGCAAATACCGTCAGCTGTTTGTGGGGAAATAGTAATAATATTATTTCCAGCCGCCCCCGTATTGATAAACGTATAATCTAATCCCGCTACTGTTGATGGTAGCGTAATAGTAAGGGCGTCGGTAGCGATTAAGAAAATCTTTCCGCTATCCTCAACCCTTAATGTTCGGTTTGCTGTGATTGTTTCAACAACAGCTAAATTCCCGAATGATTCAATTGATGCTTTGTTTCCGCTCGCATCTGTTTTTACAAATTTTGCCATCTTTTCTAAAATTTATTAAGTTGTTGCTCCAACGATTTTTACAATACCGTTTGGTTTAGTTGATAAAGTTGAGTTCTGACGCACTACAGCGTAGAATCTATCCCAAATTGCCATTTCCTCAAAGGTTGACATAATTGCGTTTGAATCTCCACCAACCATTGCGCTGGAGTTTGTCGCTTCATTGTTCACATAAATATTACAACGTGAACGTAAAAATGGTAATTCAGTATCTGAAATACTCCATTTCATACCGTTGATTTCTGTACCGTTAGCAAAGTCATAAGGGAAGTTTGAAACTAAACCTACATCGCCTTTACGGATTAAGAAACCGCTAAACACATCCGAACCAGCCGAGATTGAACTTGTTTCGTACATATTCCCTAATGGAAACATCCCTAAAGCGTTTTTGTTAACTGCTTGGTTTTGACCGTTCAATAATTGCTGTGCGATTTGCTCAGTCATACCGCCTCTTGATGTTACAATTTGATACTCACCGCCAAGTTCATTACTTGCCATTAAGTTACTCAATTTGTAATACATCGTTCCAACTTGTGCGTCTTTTGATACTGTTAAAGTATCTGAAACCTCACTAAACGTAAACGTACCAGCTCCGATGTTAAGCGGTGCTGTATGCGCTAATTTTTGTGTTTTGTTTGTTTCAAGCACGCTTAACAATAACTCTTCTTTTTTCTGAGCCATTGCATAAGCTACTTTTAACATACGTTCGTTTCTCATAAATTCAGCATCAACCGCATTGTTTGCGTAGTGTGATGGATGGAAACGGAAACCGCTAAAAATGTCAACTGCTGTATAAGCGTATTGCGCTGTAGTTGGCAAGTTGTCAGGGATGTAATCAAATCCTGCTGTCGTGTTAACAACTGGGGTATCGTCTAAGATAGTAGGAAATTGCATATCTCTCAAAGACGACATTGTACTCATTGTTTGCTTTTGTGATGGTGTAATCCAATTAACCATCGGGGAACTATCTGCCCACGCATTTACAACTCCAAGAGGAGCGAAACGTGCTTCTGAAATAGCGTTCGAGGCTTGTAGGTCTAACCATACTGTGTCTGCTAAATAAGCCATTTTTTTCTTGTGTTTTAATTAATAATAAATTTTTTACTCTTTAAAAACGGTCTTTCGTCTTTGGATTTTTGAAAGATTACTTTTTAAGTAGTTCTTTCGCTTTGTTGAATAATTCTTGGAATTTTTTACCTCTTTCGTCTGAAACTTTTGGCACACCTTGCGAATCCAAGTAAGTGTTGATTGCTTTTGATAGGTTTGCGCTTGTCGGCTCTCCATCAATTTCAAATGGCAATCCGTCTACTTTTGTTTTCGCTGGTTTTGCACCGCTACCGCTTTGCTGACGTCCTTGTAGCAATTCGGTAATTTCTTTGTTTTGAGATACTAATTCCGATAGTTTTACTCGTTTATGTTCGTTGTCTTTGTCAATTGCGATTGGTTCGTTTTCGACAATTTCAATTAACCATTTTTCGTTGGTAGCTTTAATAAACTCATCCCATTTAGCTTTTGCTCTGTATTCGTCAACCGTGTCAGGAAAATTCGGTTTAACAGAATTATAAGCTACACTTAATTTCATTCCGCTTAATGCTTCGGCTGTGCTTTCGTACTTGCTTGCTTTGTCTACTAATTCGTCGTAGTTGGCAAGTTTCTGTTTTGCTTTGTCGAGTTCGTCTTTAGCCTTGTCTAATTCCGCCTTTGTAGCCTCATCGCCTTTAAAGTCTTTTACTTTTTTGTCGTATTCTGCTTTGGCGTTTTTTAAATCGGTTTCTAATGTAGCAAAATGCGCTGTTGATGCTCTTTCAAGATACTCTGCTACTTTTTCGCCTTGAGCGCGTGGCACTTTTGTAACTTCTACTATTTTAGCAATTGCACCATCAAGTATTTTCTCTGCATCGGTATTCGCTTTACCGTCCCAATCTTTTTTTAAGTCTGCGATATTGTTTTCGTAAAGTGGTTTAATTTTTTCTACTTGCTCCTTTGAAATTCCAATCTCTGCAATAACTTCTTCTGTTAAAAATTCCATAGTCTTTTATGTTTTTTCGTTGTTAATATTAAACACGAAACGCCCTATCCGATATAAATAAAGGATAAGACGTTTGCTTGTTGTGTTGTGGTTTTGTAGTACATTTTATTTTATTGAAACGTGCATCTTCACACGTTTTTGATTTTTACAATATCGCCAAAGTTAAGGCTTTTTTATCAATTATGAAAATCTTTGTTCTAATTGTTTCCAAACTTCATCGTTGAACTCAGCAACTACATTGTCCTGTCTGCCCTCATAATCAAAAACGATTTGTCCCTTTTGGTTTAAATACGCAAATGTAATTTTACTTACATCACACAATAAAGGTTTGTCGATGTATTCAATTTCGGGTACATTTGGAACTTCTTTTAATTGTTGGCTTTTTAATGGTTTGTTCTTTTCAACCGAATTATACTGATCCGCATCGTGTTTGGCTTTCATTGCCTCGTTTACGGCTTGTGCGTTGGTTGCTAACTTTACAGTGAATTTCATAGTCTATTTAGTTATTAAGATTATTTTGTTTCTTCGGTCTTTTTTGCTTTTGGCTCTTTTGTTTTTAACAATTCTGCCATTTGCTCTTTTAATTCTTTGATTTCTTTTTGCTCAGAGGTTAATTTTTCCTCTGTTTTTGTTTTGAATAACGTTTGGATTTTGTCGTTAATCTGCTCTTTTGTTTCATCTCCAAACTTTTCAACCGCTTTATCGTCGGTATATAAATTAGTTAATTCAACTAAAAAATATCCTTGTGATGCTAAGTTTTTAATGTTTTTCTCAAACTCAAAAACATCATAATTCAATGTTACTTTTTGGTTTTCGTTTGCTACAGTATTGTCTTCTTTTCTTAGGATTTCTCTACCCTTGTAAACTCTTAATTCTACAATGTTTGACATAATTTTTATTTTAATTATTAATACTCTTTTTTTTATTTATGCAGTAGGAACTACTGTATTTACATTTATCAGACCTCTCAGTATGTTATCCGTTGCAATTAATCGCTCTGCATCACTTCCGTCAATCCCGTTGTAAAACTCTACTATATCACCGTATTTTGCTTCAAACAATGAAATGTAATAAGTGAATTGGGTTTGCATTTTTTTAGTAACATCATCAACTAACATTTGAGTTAACGCTGTATTAAAGTCTGCATCATAAGCAAATGGCAATAGTTTAGTTAGTAATGATTCTCTTTGCGCTTTGCTTGGATTAAATTTATTTCTATTTTGACTAATTTTAATTAATATATTTTGCCTTTCAATTGGGTTTGATGCTTCTTTTAATTGTTGGTATAGTTCTAAATCTGTTTCTAAAAAGAACTTTGTTCCAGAAGAAACATCTACACTAATTGAGTTGATTCCGTATTTTAAACCAAGTACCTTAGTGTCGGTTGATTTTCGGTTTTTACTCATTGTTTTGCCAATTCTGCGTAGTACGTCCTCTTTGTTTACATATCCTTTACCGATTTGCAATTCATTTTTTGCGCTTTCGTTTTGTTCTTTATAATCCCCAACAACTGTTGAAACAATTAGTTGTTTTACTTCATTAACTCGTTTATTTAAGAACTCGCTTGCATCTACAGGCATATAGAAGAAGTTAATAAAGTTCTTAACCAAATCCATATCAATAGTATTGTTTTGACTATTTTTAACTACAGGAACTTTTACAATTGTACCCGCTTGGAGTTGTGAATCGTTAGCTTTTATAGTTGCGGTTTCTTTTGCTTTTTGACTTGTAATAGCGTTTGATGCCATCGGTTCTGCGCCATTTACACCTTTAAAGTCTTTTCCGTCTGCTTTTTGCTCTGTCGTTTGTAGCATTGTAGCAACAGGCAAAACTCCGTTAATGTTCGACATTCTTTGTAACGTCTTTAAAATAACGTATTCCTCAAGTTCGGGTTTAACGTAGCTAAAAATTGATTCTCTAACTACATCACAATCATTGTTTAAAGATGAATCGCTAATGTAATCCGCTGGGCAATAGCCTAAATCATGCGGAACTGTGTTAATTGCTGTAGTTAGTTCTTTATTGTAGAAAATATAGTTTTTATCGTCAACATACAAAAATCCGTGTATTTCATTTTCGGTGTCGTCGTACATTTCAGCTTCAAAAGCAATTCTTTCTATTTTACCGTTGTGGCTTTCGATAGCTACTACTTTATCAATCTCTAATAAATATCGATAAGGTGTGTTGATTTCTTTTAAATCACAAATTACAATATCGTTATAACGAAACAATAAAGCGTTAAATAATATTTCGTTGTATTCGTTGGCTTCTAATTCTGTGGGTGTATCAACTTTTTTGCCTCTTATAATGTAGTCGCTGTAGCTGTCCTCTGCAAAAAATACACGTTCTAATTGTGGTTTTATTTCATTATTAACCAGCATTGCAGACGCTAATGGATAGCGTAATTGTTTAAATGCTGACAAGAAATTCTCTGTTTTTAAAACTGTTTTTAACCAAGTTAAAAAATGGTCAGAAGTTGCATAGTTTCTATTTGCCCATTGGTCTAAGTAATCGCTCGTAAAATCGTTTTGAATTTTAGACTGAATAAAATAGTTAATTTGCTCTTGCTGTTTCTTTGCAAGTGCAATATGCTGACTGTTTTCTCTTCTTTTTATGAAGTCTAAAGACATATTAATTTTATAAACGCAGTCTTTTGCATTGGGTGAATTTTAGCAAAGATATAAATTATTTTTTACTTTTTAATATATTTTCAATCTTTTTGAATAACCATCCTGATAAATACGCTTGGTGTTCGTCATTTACACGGGCAAGTTCAATACCACAATCTAAATATAAATAGTTAATCAAATGTACTATTTCGTGCGCTATAATACTGCCATCGGAATACTCAAACGCTAAAACATACTTTTTAAAATGATTATCATTCCTCATTGTTACCGCACCATAATTTGATAGTGAAACGGTATTGTATTTTTTCTCAACATAAGATAAATCCTTATCGAGAATTACAGTAACTGTTGCTTGATAGATTGGTATCTTGAAGGTTCTGTTTATCATTTACTAACTCTTTTGCCATTTTTTATACTCAGTAATCGCAGTTCGTTTGTCTTGAGGACTTTTACTGCTTAATGCTTGCTTAGCCTCGTTGGTGTAAACGCTTGGCTCTTTTCGGTTAACTATTTGCGTTAACTTTTGGTTTAGTTGTTGGGTGTTTTGTTTTGCCATGATTGAGCTATTCTTTATTAATAAAAGGCTTTACAACTCTAAAATAATTCCTGATTCGTATTAGTGCGTCCATATCGTTTTCTATTACTACAACGGTATGAATCAAAGGTCTGCTAATATCTTCTTTTTTATCTTCCATTTCTTTATATTATTTAAATTATTAATTCCAATGTGTTACTAATTCATCAACCTGATTAAGCTCAAACCACAACCGCATCATTATCATATCGGCAAAGTCAGGAGACCGCCCTAAGCGTTCTTTAATAGCGTCCTTTTTTTCAATTCTAATTTTACCATCATCCGCTAACGGTAATTTGTTTATTTGCTCTAATTCTTCAATTATCTGCTTTCTAAAATCACCACATTGAATATAGATTTTATTCTTTTTAACGTTTTCAGCAAGTAAATGATAGCATTGGGTTTTAAGGTTTCTAAAGTTTTCTAATTGACCATCAATTTTTATTGGCGTGCCTCCGTTGTGAAATTGATTTGCTCCAGCTAAATAACCGCTTTCTGCGCTTTGTCTAACAAACATTTTTAGTCCATCGGCATCATAAATAACATTGCTTAACGGGATTTCATTATCAATTCTTATTTCGTGTATTTTCTTTGCAACTAATGTTTCGTCGATTTTATCAATAGCTACGATTTTCTGCAATACCATACCATTCCAAACGCCAATAACAAATTTATCTGAACCCTCGTAGGCAATATCCGCAGTTAAATACTTTTCTCCTGTTGGTTTAACAAATTCATTGGTAAAGATATTTAAAATATCGTTATAGTCAAACATTGCGTAGGGGTTCGAGTCAAATTCCCAATTGCCATAGACTAATCTTTGAATTTCGTTTGGCGAAAGTATTTTCAAAAGATTGTTAATATAATCACTCGGCAACATTTTATTATCACTCGGTAAAGCCTGTATAAACTTTCTGTGTTGTTCTAATTTAACTTCTTTAAATGGTTTGTAATAGTCCCTATAAAGATAGTTTTTAGCTGGGTTACATGTTTGTAACAGCTTTGGATATAAATTATACACATCGTTTTTCCAACGTCCAATAGAAGCCTGTAAATTGTTTTTGCATTCTTCTTCAAATTCTCCAGCCTCTTCAATCCATCCTCTTGTTATTTGCATTGAACCAAAACGAGTGTAATGTGGGTCACTTGGAATATATTTAGCATCAATTAAAAACACCTTTGATTTATTGTATAATTCAAAGTAATTATCCTGACCATTGTATTTATAATAATTTGGCGTTATTCCCCAATTATTTAAAACCTCGTGAATTGATGGTATTGTAAATTTACGTAAATCGGTTAATGTTTTACGAGCGATAAAATAATGAGTTTCGGGATATATAAGAGCATCACCAAAGATTAACGAACACCCTGTAAATGATTTTGCTGAACCTTTAGAACCTCCATAAACAATATCAATAGTTTCTTTATCTATCCAATATTTAACGCATTCTAATTGCTTTAAATTTCCATTGACATTAAAACTAATCTGTTTCGCCATTGGTTATTTGCATTCCTGTAATTGGGGTTGTTTTTATTTCGCCTGAGTGTTCAATCCCTTGATTGTCTTTCCATCCAAAGTTTTTAAGTACAAAAATATTACCTGTGCATTTCTCTCCGTAAGACGTTGCTATTTCATGGAATTGCTCTATTTTAGTAAGAGCCTTTTTTATCGAGTGCGAAAACTCTTGTTTTTCTGCGTACTCGTAAAGTGTTGATTTGCTTGAGAATCCAATATATAAAGTCAGTCCTGTTACTGTTGGTGGTTCTGACTGTCTTACCCAAGTTGTTTTTGTTTCAAATACATTTGGCTCTATTTCTACCTTATCTTCTTTTACTTCTCCTTTGATGTACTCAAAATAAGACTCGCACAATTCAGATAGTTTTTTTACATCTTCTTCGTTTGAACCATCATATATTGGCGGTCTACCTCCGTTATTGCCTAATGCAAAATCATTTCCTTTTGGTGCTGACATAGTTGGTTTAAATTAGTCTTTTAATTTAAAAAAACATAGGCTTGCCCAATTAAATGGAATTTAATCTTTGTGGTCTTTTCTACCACTTAGAACCTATGTTGTTGTAATATATGCTTTCAGTCTCTTACTGATAGGATAAACCGTTCGCTTGCGACTTTACACATATTAAAACAAAATTAAACAATCCATTTGACCTATGCAAATAAAAAAGCCTTAATTTTTAGTTAAGGCTTGGTTGTGGGTGTTAATCTAATTTAATTTCAAGTATATGATAAGTGTCTGTATTTCCATTAATATACTTATACGCTTTGTCTTTTGTGACAAAAGAACCGTGTATCATTAACGTTCCTTTGTTCTGAACTACGAAAACATATTGGTCTGATTCCTTTCCGTTTAAAGTTTCAACCCTCATTTTAGCTTGTTCAAGTTCTTCTTCTGCTTTAATTAACTTGGCTGATTTTATTACTTTGGCGAAGTTGCCGTTGTAAAAAATACTGATACAGTTAGAGCAGATTTGAGGGTGTCCGTTAAATAAATGATACATAATATCGCTTGCTTTAAAATTGCTTTTATCAGAATCGTCAACATTCTCCAACAAATCCCCCTCTTTGTATCTTTTATTAAATTCAGCTTCAAATAGTGGTTGTAGGTCGGATAGGGTGGCT